TAGCTTTCTCTTCAGGACTACCACCTCTATATACTTTGAGCCTGTATTCAGCAATTGGATCGCGATCCCCCCAGGTTGTAGGGCTAACAGCAGTTACATATTGACCAGTTGAGAAGCTAGTCCATCCATGACTAAAATAATGATAGAACGTCTTACTAGGATCTTCTACATTAGGCAATAAACGTATTTCATACGAATTACCTGGCTTGGTTCTCAGGATGTCTGCAGTCTTGTTACTGCTACCCTCTTTTGTCAACGCGTCTTTGATGCTCGCGAACATTGATTTTGTGAATGTGCTCATGTTTATATTTTATAGTATTTTTTAATTAGTGTCAACTGTTATTTTTTGTCTTTTAGTTTTTCTGTGTAAATTTTGTAGCATTTAGTTGCTTTCATTGAGTTGTAAAATCTAAGATCATACGCTACAAGTTCATTGTATATTGTGTATGGTGCTTTGAAATATTGGCTCATATCTATATTATCGTGTCTTCGAAAGAAGTTTGCAAGCTTTTTTACATAGATATAATCTCTATGCTCTTCAAACTTTTCCCAGTTTTTTCTCAACTTAAATGGTTTGTTGGCACCGGAACGTGTCACAGCTAACCAACAGTTATATACACTCTTTTCGAATTCAGTCACTTAACGTTCAGTATAGGTGTGTCTTGTAAGTAGTTTCTAATATATTTTGATCTATGTAATGTTGGATCAAAATCCAAGAAACATTTCAATACATCATAGTCTGTCTCGACATCACATAACATTTTGAACGTGTCTCTCAATTCCGGTTCTTTTAATAACCATAAGAATATGTTTGGTAGATTCAATTTCTTGTTTTTTATGATACAAACATACGAGCAAAAGCTTAAAAACAGATGGGTGTATTCATTCTCATATGCAACGTCCACCGGATCGGTGTTTGATATCATATTCTGTACTATAGAAGGCATCACGTGACTGGAGTTAACATCTTTGTTATAGTCAACACTTCATCAGTTACTTGTCCTCCGGAGGAGTGGACATGTCCACCACCTTGGGCGATTTGTTGAGCTATTTTACCTAAATCTAGATCAGGTATACGTTCTTTATTTTTTCTGAAGCTTACACGCTTGGTTCTCAAATTCATTACCATACAAATATCACAATCATGTGTTTTTATAACATGATGAGCCACTTCATTTAGGCTCTTATCAGCCACAGTCGCGCACAATTTATATTCTTTACCACTTACCGGTAATATTCCTTCAAACACTTCCAATTCAGAAATTATACGCGCGACCTTTTTATCGTTCAGGTGTATCATGTTTTTATGTGATTCATTAAATCCTTTAAACCCTTTACCAAAGTCTCTCATGAATTGTCCGGCTCGATCTCCTACGTAATTCCACACAATTACGTTCAAGTTGTATGAATCTTTAAGTTTCAGTTCATAACTATCATAATCATCAACCATTAGAATTAACAATTTTTGCTCTGGTGTCAATTCTTTATCCGGATATTTTTGCTTAAACAATGAATACAATAACTTACAACAACTTGAATAATCTTTCAATATTACTGTAGCATTTTGATATTTACTTTCATTCGCCACATGTGTATCATGATGATCTATTATGGTGAAATTCAAGTGATCAACTAAGTCAATATTAGACTGTGATACATCTAAATCGAAGACATATATTTTATCAAAATCCTGAGGTTTGTTTTTCTGTGACCACTTGGTGAACGTCTTCCGGAAGTTAGATTGGGAGCATATCTGATGATCCACATTCAAGTTTGTGTACCAGTCAAACACAGCCATGGAACCTAACCCGTCTAAATCACAATCTGTAAATACCGCTATCTTCTTCACTGTTCTGTATATTTATCATCACATTTAGTGATAATCAACTTGTTATAAGTCGCTCAACATACCTAATGTTTCCATTGTATCTGTCATGTCTATATCCTGTACTTGGACACTAGCCTCTTTCAACGACAGTGTGTCATAATCTATTTCCATGATAACAGATCCGTAATTTTCTCCGAACCGGTTTTTCATCACCCCAAGTTTAAGAACTCCCATCTCTATATCCTCCTCTTCGCGCCATATACTGAATATAGCGTCAGCGGTTGCTGCTAGACCGTAACTCTCACCAACAGTATCTAGTCCTGGATTCACCTCACTATAGCCGGAACGGTTCAATTGTGTTGCTGTTATCACCGGGCATTCAAAAACATAACTTAACGCTCTCAGCTCTTCTGTTGCGTACTTTATACGTTCATAACTGTTAGTACCAACATCACTTTTGAGCAAATTGACATAATCAACAACTATCGCATCAAGCTTGACACCACGGTCGATCAATTTTTTTATATAACCTTTTAAGTGTCTGCATGTGACTGTACTAGGTGGAAACTCTTTTACTATTACCTTCGCTTTACCATGTGATTGCTTGTATTGTTTCACTGCAGATTCGATCTCATCAGTTCGATTATGCAATTGCCGAATGGGAATTTGAGTCAGGTTTGTCGACAATCTTTTAGCATACACCAACTCACTCATTTCTAAACTGATCAACAACACCGTCTTATTCTGATCTGCAATGTTTTTAGCTATATTGCCTAGAAATATACTCTTACCTATGTTAGTCTCACCAGCGAAGACATAAATCGATCTACCGTTTTCTAGGAAACCACCGTCTAATTTTTTATCTAACCATGGCCAACCACACGATATGGTACTATCTTTCGTCTTTAGATCTGATATATGTTTGTCAATCTCGTTAATATAATCTAAACCTAGATCGGCTGCTAGTGTTATATTACACGCCTTTTCAAACTTACCCAATATCTCACCTGTGTTTACATCTTTATTGCCAGTATCATCAGCGACTTCTAATAGAGTATGATACACAGCCTTTTCCTTTAAAAACTTCTCTGTATTTTCATACAACTCAGATTTATTAAAGTGTTTATCAAAATTATCAAATAGTGTGACTACCTCTCTGAAACTTCTCTTCAGTTCATCAGTCGTCAAGTAACTTTTTATTTCTGTCAACGTTGGTGCAGAACTACGCTTTTTATAGAAATCAGTTATTAAATTTACCACACATGATATATGTTTGTTATCAAAGAACTTCTCATCCAAATGATCTATTATACTAGATAGATATGGTTCATCCGTTAACATATGATATGCTATAACAGTTTCATAAAATTCAGCGTCTAGTGTGCTTGTTGACATTATTTGTAATTTGCCATGAATTGTTTTTGTGATGATTGAAACACAGTATCATTTATGTCTCTCAATCCAGGACTTGCATGTGTGACATGTATAGGGTATGTACCCATCTTGAGCTTCAGTCTATTTGCATCTAAACAGCTTGATATATCATAGTGATGAAATGTGTAATCTTCGTTGAACTTCCATCCAGCTTCCAATACTCTTTTCAAATTTACAGCCAGAAACAAACCATCCAAAACAAGACAACGCTGAGGCCATGGACCAAAGTTTGTAACCATCAATCTTTCATCTGGTACTGGATGTGATACAGATCCACTCCAATCTTGAGGTTTGCTCATTTTATGCCACAGACATGGAGGTGATATCTTTATACTCTTCGCTCCGGCTAGTCCTACTATGTCATATTCTAGATTTTCAACGGCAGTGTATAATTTTCCCTTCAATTTCAAGTCATCAATATACACATCATCATGCGCAAATAAAACTATATCATGTTTAATCAAGTTGTCTGCTACTAATTGCCGATTGTACGCCTTACTTAGCCCGGTTTTGTTATTTGCATTTATCACTAGAGTGACGTCATCTGGCATAGCGTTCAAACTCTTGACTAATTGAGTGTCCTTACCATCACCCTTGGTACATGTTACAACTAATATCTTTTTCATTATAGAAAAAATGGACTATTGGATTTGAATGTACCACACGTCGCTAACCCCTCTTCTGTGACACAGTATATTACACCTTGCTTTAACTCCTCTTCACAAACTGTCTCGTGTTTGGTTGAGCTAAAATCTCCTGTCAATATATTACCAAACAATGTACTACCGCTTCTGACTAGATACGAATTACCGGTTATTTTACTGTATATCCAACATGCGAATGTACCCTTCAAAATATTACATGTGGTTTGTATCGCCATCACTTCAGGATTTATATCAGGGTCACCATTTTCATAAAATTCTTCATTAAATTCCAGCATGTATGACATGACGATCGGTATCACCGAACTATCAACCGGATTATCATGATCTCCTATGTACCCTTCAATTAACTCCTTCGTATTCTCCAAAACACCATTGTGAGCCACTACAAAATGTACACTATTGAATGGATGTGTGGTTACCGGGCTATAATCCCGCTTTATACCAGTTGGTGCTTGTGTGTGTCCTAAAAATTGTTCATAATCTTTTTGAAAAGCATAATCTCCCGTCAAATCCGCCCAACCTTCACGTTTTCGTGTGTATGTTTCCCTAGCCATACCTGGGTTTAACGTTTTACCCACATAAAAACTACCGAACGAAAACGTTCCACGTTGTTTATTGGTGGTATACAACGTTTCGAACCGTCTAAAATTGAAACTACCAAATATTCCGCACATAAACTTTAAATTTCCTTACAACCCTCCCATGGTATGTCTTGTCTACTATATTCTATTGGATCTTTGTACCCGGCTGACAAAAATCCTTGAATTCTTGAACTACATGCAGTGCATTCTCCGCATGCTTTGGTGCCACCTTCATAACATGTCCAAGTATCTCTAAAATCTACCCCTACATCTATACCTTTCAAAATAATATCTTCCTTACTCTTTGTGATTAACGGTGCCAATATTTCTATCTGACACTTTCTATTTAATTTGTTTACTTTGTTAATCAATTGTATAAATTCAGCCGATCCATCCCAGAATCCAGCTTGGCTATCGATCAAAGCCGCACCATGATACACTGATTCTGCTTGTATCGCTTCAGCAAATGCTGTGCAAATCGATAATAACATCATGTTTCTGTTAGGTACATAATTTACAGTCTGTGGGTCACCTAGTACATCCCTCGCTTTCGCTACATCTATATCGTCGTTAGTTAACGCACTTGTTGGTGCCACGTCTTTGAAGAAGGATAAATCAATAACTTTATGCGGTACATTCAATTTTGTACAATTTCTCTTCGCGCATGCCATTTCCTTGTCTAGATGCTTCTGACCATAATTGAAACTCACTGCATGTACTTGTTTACCTTCACTCACCGCCCAATATAGTAACACTGTTGAATCAATACCACCGCTTACCGGAACAACACATTTCATATTAACATTATAATATAAACGGCTTTTGAAGTCAACTTCAATAAATAATAACATGAGAAAACAACGGTATAATACCAGTGACAATGATTTAATTTGGGAGAGCCTAGTTAATAAGACCCAGCATAAGAGCAACGAGCAGTTAAAAGAGTTGTGGGAACAGGATTTAAGTTATATTGAGCAGTTCTTGATTGACGAAGGGTTGATGGACACAGTCAAGAAAGGTTTTGGTGCAGTAAAAGACTTCGCGGCTGACAAATTATTGAAGCCGGTGATGAACTTTTTAGCTGGTATTATTGCCAAAGACCCCCAGTTGGCACAGAAGGCTCAAGCAGCCGCGGCACAGGGACCAGAAGCGCTGCAACAATTAGCAAATACAGAAGGAGACCCATCTGTTGCCCAACAACTACAAGGCGGAGCACATGGAGAGAGTTATTCATATGTGTTTAACATGAATCAGATGATATGCGATGCACTTGTTGAAGAACAGTTGATAACATCACAGCACGCTCAAGTGATTCAAGAAAAATATTTCCGCGCCACAATTAATGAAATGCATGAACAATTGAGACAAGATGCAGGGTGTCCATGGATACCAGCTAATATTGTCAGCGAAAGTGCCAAGGGCACTGCACAAAAAATATTAGACTTGTTTGCACAAGAAAGACAGGCCGGTAGGTTTCGACCAGGTGAAACATTTGATGCTCTACAAAAATTATCACCACAATTTGCAAAATATGTTCAAAGGCAAGGTACTCCACAAGCTTCAGCAGAAGCTGATGCGGACCAAAACGGTGATGGACAACCAGACTCGGCTGTAACATCAGATACAGGAGATTCTTCTTCTCCGGATGGAGGTCAAACACCACCTCCTTTACCTCAAAGTGATGCGACTGCAGATGATGGGGTCGATCCTAATATAGACCCGGCAGCCGGTGGTAAGAAGGGACCAGGTCTAATCAGTAAAGTATGGAATTTTATTAAGAGTAACAAAGGTGCTATAGGTGGCGCGGCGGCTATGGGACTAGCAGCGGCTATAGCAGCCAGTACTGGTAATCCTATGGCGTTCAGTTATCTTGTCGGTGGTTTAGTTGGTGGTGCTAAAGGTGCCATCCAAGGTGCTACACAAACACAAGGTGGATTTGTAGACAAACTCAAAGGAGCTGCTAACCAAGCTGGTGCTGACTCTATGAAGGCAGGAGGTCTAGCTGCGGCAGCATCTGGTATTGGGCAGATGGCTAGCAATGCTGCTGGTGGCGCTCCAAGCACAGGTGGTGAAGTTGCGGATGCTGGTGGTACACAAGGTGGAGAAGAATTTGTTGAACCTACTAGACCAACACCAGATCAATTAAAACAAATGAATATTGACGCTGGTGTAACACCTGGTGGTATGGATCCAGCGACAGGTACTAGTGTAGATGATATATCTGATGCTGATGCAGCTGCATTTAACGCTGCAAATCCAGAACCTGAAACTAGCGCCGCGGGTCCTGTAGGCCCGGCTGGTCCTGCTGGTCAAGAGCAATTACCTTACGATCCGGATCAAGAAGCTGGAGTGTTTCAAAGAAGTGGTGTTGATCAATATCATCGAGATGAGTTTGAGAAATCATTATCACCTCGCGAGAAAATGCAGTTGAGACCTGGCACACGTGGTTATGAGACAAGCTTCAGGAACTACTTGAAAAATGCTCAAACTCCAATTTAATCTGAGCTATAACTATATTGTTCTTTCAGTTTAGCCTCTAGACCCGGGAGAATATGTTCTTCCCAGAGCTTTTCATCACTTTTCCAATTCTTGTAATAACCTAACTTTTTACCAGGTACACCATCCTTTTCACTGGGTAACAAAAATGTACTACCGGTCTGTTCAATCACACCATGATTAACAGCCATCTCTTTCAAGCCACTGTACTTGTCTAGACCTCTCTTGAAATTTAAATACGCTTCACATTCAAGAAAAGGAGGAACAAATCGGTTTTTGACTGTCAGTGCTCTGAGTGTTGTACCGCTGACTCTGTTAGCCTCTGGTAAAATCTCATCATCCTCATTAGCTTTGTCATGCTTTTCATCACGTTTTGCTAGTTGTACTAAAACACTTGCAAGATATACAGGACCTTTACCACCACTCTGTGCTTTGACTAATGTTGGGAACATCGCGCTCGGATCATCATATGTATGATTACTGAATAGTATGGTCACGCCTGCTTGAGCCGCTTTAAACGTCAGCAATCTCATCATACTCTTGAGACCTTTGGCTCTTGTACCCATATCCATTGCGGTTTTACCTTTTTCAGTGTCGTCTAACTCTTTTTGACTGGCTAAATTACCTAGACTGTCAATACTGATTATAAATTTACCTCTCATATTCGCTTCCATCACACTATCCAGAAAGGTTGATATTTGATTCCTACAATCCTCTACAGTTTGTACAGGTACGTACTTGACTTGATCACTATCAAGACCAACTCCAGTTGTACTACTAGCATCAATCGCGGCTTCTGTGTCAAATATCACAGGTATCATGCCTTTGGATTGTGCATTTGCTAATATTTTGTTAATGATGTATGTTTTACCTGCAGCAGATGGACCGCTAAACCCAGTTATTCTACCAACCGGGACACCACCATACAAGCTACCAGAAATAATAGCATTTAACACCATACAACCAGTATCTACCCATTCATTCACCGTGCTCAATGCACTCTCTGATAGAAA